GAACTAGTTGAACCACTTCAAGAACCAGTTGTAGAAGAGCCTACTGAACATGTTGAACTAGTTGAACCACTTCAAGAACCAGTTGTAGAAGAGCCTACTGAACATGTTGAACTAGTTGAACCAGTTGAACCAGTTCATAATGGGTTTTATGTCGCCACATTTTTTCAAACATTCTTTCAAGGATTCTTTCAAAGATACCTGTATAACAGATGGTAGATTAAAAAAATAATTAATTCAAGATTATTCATTTACTTGGTTTTCCTAGTTCTTTTCTTACCTGTTACAGTATTAGTGCCAGATTTGACTGCTTTAGATGCAGTCTTACCAATAGTTGAAGCTGTCTTATAACCTACTTTGCTAACATCTTTAGTGGTTTTCACAGTAGTTTTTGCTACATCGGTCACAATTTTAGTTGCGCCTTTCTTAACAGTACCAACAACTGGTACTTTATCTACAGTATTACTTACTGATTTAGCAGTTGAAGAGAAAGATTTTATAAAGTCTGAGAATGATGGGAAGAAAGATTTGGGTTGGTTGGCTTTAGGAGTAGCTTTGGGCATCTTATATATAATATATATATTAAAAACAAATAAATGTGAAGTTACTTTTTAAATGTTTTGATTTTATAACCTCCGTTTTGTGTCTGACTTATATCGGTAATTATCACAGTCTGACTTATTTCTTCATAAAGTTGATTGAGATCAACTTGTGAAGTTCCAAGATTTAATTTTGGTGGTGGTGGCATTCCTCCTCTTTTATTTCGCTTCACTTGTTTTGCTCCTCCTTTTGATGATTCAATAATTAGCGACTCTTTGATAATTTCAAATGACAAATTGAACAACGTTTCAATTTTTTCTTTGTTTTCTGATTGGTTTGGTAAATATATTTGAGTATATATCAATAGAGACATACCAAATGAATATTTGTCAAATAATGGAAGTTGCTCTTTAATCCAGTCTATGATTAAATTATTTTCTTTTTTAAACAATGTTTCTATAAACGAACCGTAAATATCTTCATAAATATAATCTAAACACTCTTGTATGTATGTTTGTAAATCTCTTATGTTGCTTGAATTGCTTGAAGTATTTAAGTTGCACATTGATTTCCATAGCAGCATGTGATTTGTTACTTCAGTCTTCATATTGTTAATAATATCGTTTATATTGTTCGTTCTAATATGATATTTGTACCAAGCAAAAAATGGATGTGTAAACAATGGTGTTATATATATTTCTCTTGTGTATAGTGTCATAATAATATGACTAAGTGTGTCTTCATTGTAAACGAAAACACCATCAAAGTCATGGATATAGGGGGAATTATCGGTATATAATATGTTTTCCAACTTGATATCACCATGTATGTAATTTATGTTATCCTTACCTGTTAACCTGTATTTATTTTTGTTATCCTTACCTGTTAACCTGTATTTATTTTTGTTTGTAAGATAATCTGTTACTTTATTCAGTACTTCAATATTTAAATCTTGTTTTACTAGTTGTGATAATGTACCATGGTGTTTATCAAGTATATATCCATAACGACTTTCATTACGAACAATTACATTTTCTACAAATATATTATTATGTGTGGTCATGAAAATATTTGTGGTTTTTGGAAATGATGTAAACTGTGTGGTAAAGTTTTCTAAGAATTCGGTAATGCATAGTTTGATATTTGTGAACATATCTAGTGTACTCATTGTTTTAAACAATTTAAGCACTACATTTTTATCAACAAACACTTCTGCAAAAGTTCCTTCGCCTATTTTTGTTCCAATATTAAATTCTACGTTATTTATGATAACTGATTGTATTTGTTGCGGTTGTTGCGGTTGTTGCGGTTGTTGTAGCGGTTGTGTGATTTTAACCCAATTAAATATATTAACACCAACACCAACACCACCATTTTGTTTGATTTTTTTTATGTCGTTTATTAATTTTTGTATAGACAAGCGTCGATCACCGTTAACGTATAAAATTACTTTACGTTTTATCGATGGTGGGATGGAATCGTCTTGAATAATAACATTTAAAAAGTTTCTAGTTATAGTTTTCTGTAAAGTGATTATTCTCAATAATTTAGAAATGTTCATGTTTTGATTTAAACAATATTTTTATTATATTGTATATGCTTCAAAATACTGACACGGATAAAATTTATGTTGGTGTTGATGAATGTGGGCGCGGGTGTTTGGCTGGAGATGTGTGTTGTGCGGCAGTTATATGGGATCCTGGATATAAACACCCCTTGGTAGAAAAAATCAAAGACTCAAAGAAACTCAGTGAAAAACAACGTGAAGAGCTTGCTGAATTCATTAAAGACAATGCAATTGATTACAGCATTTGTAAAGTAGATGCTCAAAGAATCGATGAGATCAATATCCTTGAAGCCACGTATGAGGCTATGCATGGGGCGTTAGATAGAATGTGTGTAAATTTTGATCATGTTATGGTTGATGGCAATCGATTTCGACAATATAAACATGTACCTTACACAAGTGTAGTTGGTGGTGACAACAAGTATATTTGTATAGCTGCAGCAAGTATTTTAGCCAAAGTTGAGAGAGATAATGATATGAAGCGGTTGTCAATACAACATCCTGAGTATGGATGGGGGAAAAACGTCGGATATGGGACAAAAGAACATATGGAAGCTTTGAAAGTGCACGGTGCAACCCCATATCACCGAAAATCATTTCGTGGAGTATTGACATAAGTATTGAGATAAGTATTGAGATAAGTATTGAAAGTATTCACAATATCCAAGATCACACTTATATTTATTTAAAGAAATGTTACATATAACATTGTACAATGGCAAACATCATTATATGTAAGAACTGTGTTCACTATACATTACGTGGTGAATGTAAGGTATTTAAATATATAGATCTTGTGACAGGCAATAACAGAAATTATAGCGCATATCAAGCAAGATATTCAACTGACATGTGTACACGTGATGGGCATTATTATAAAGTAAAGGATAATATCAAGGAAAATCCATTGAATATAGAAGACGGTTTACAAAGTCATGTGATAATTTGTTCAACTGATGGTGGTTGTGGTGTGATTGCGAATCCCAATTATATTGATAATAGTTCAACCAAATATGATGCGTTTTTGAACTCCGAAGATGAATATTAATAATTACTTAAGGTGACTATATATATGTAGATATATGATGTTAGCAAGGACAACGTTTAGGAAATATGTGTTCCGTCGCGAGAAAGTGAAATGTTGTGTCAAGAAACTTCAGTATATGTCAGATCTTCACCTTGAAGAGAATCCTATACCATCAATCAAGCCTACCAGTGAATACTTAGCACTTTGTGGAGACATAGGAAATCCATTCTCAAAAGATTACTCAAAATTCCTGAACAATGTATGTAAGCAATATCAACATGTATTTCTTGTCCCTGGAAACTATGAGTATTTATTTGCAACAATGTCTGCAACAAATATGCAATTAAAATTTCTGGCAAGCGAAATTCCGAATCTACACATTCTTAATAACACCACATTTGATTTGTCGGATAACATTACAGTGATAGGAACTCCACTATGGAGTAACATAGATGATATATCATCATATTTTATTCATGATTTTGCCCAAATAAAAACGAGTGATTCAACATTTATTACTCCAAGAACCCACCGAAAAATGCATAACAAATGCATTGAGTTTATCGAAGATGCTTTAAATAATGTTATTGTGAATGGTAAGAAATGTATAGTTCTCACACATTATGCACCGCAACGTGACATAGTCGACAAAGGAAAAGATCATATAATCGCATGGGTTTATGGTAATTCACAAGAAATTAAAACTTCTGAATTACACTGTCATAAAGACGGGAATATTTTGTTCTAAGCAAATAAGTGTTTTATGTAGTATACGAGTGTTCCGACAAAAATAACCAAGTGGAAGTAAGAATATGTCTTTGTAAATGACTTGTAAGGTGTTCGCATTGATAACCGATAATGGTGAAAATTCATTTATGATTGTGACAATATATACATTCATATATGAAAAGTTTTCAAATATACTTGATATATCAGACAAGTCATACATTTTGATTTCTTCTCTACAATTAAAATGGAGGATATAGTGTCTGATATTTTGCTTATAAGTAATATTGTCACTATTTTTGCAATATTCCCAATAATTTATTATGTATATCGTATGTTAACAAGTGGTTGTAGCTGTGCAATCAACTGGCGATTTTGGTGTGTGATCGTGTACATTTTAATTACATTAGGTATAGTTGTAGGGGCATTAATGGTCAATGTTTCACAAAAGATGATAAGAATTATAATAGTTATATATTTCTTTATCACGATAGCGTTTGCAAAGATTTCTTCTGATTACCTTCAAGACCTAAACAAAAACAATTGTACATGTATTGATTCTGATTTCAATTACATGTTGCTGTCACAAACTGTAATACGATGGGTTGGTGTATATTGTGTAGGCATTACATTGATGGTAGCAGGACTGATATTATTTTTAAAGAGTAAGACTCGACCATTTAGTTTCCCCAGATCTTAAATTGATATAACAAATTGCCCTTTGATTTTTTTGACCGGTATAATTCCGAAATGCTTGGTTTCTATATAGTATATGTTTTGTATTTGATGGATACAATATTGATATCCGTTAAATTTCACTTTATGTCCATGTACTTTGGATATCATTGACTTAGTACCGGCTTTTAACTTCCCTCCACGTAATTTAGGCCAGTTTACAGCATCACCCCCGCTTCCAGCCGGTCCTCTAGTAGGTTTATCCCATGGCGCTGCTGTCCTATCTTGGTAAGCTACTTTTTTTACTTTATCAGGGTCGTCTTCATCATCACCATCAGATTTATCATCTGTACCTTCAGCACCTTGATCCACAACTGCATCGCCTTCTCGTTCAGGTCCACTTGCAGGTTCGCCTGCTTGTTCACCACCTGGTTCGGGCCCTCCTGTACTTGGACCGTCAACATCTTTGAAATTAATCACTTTTTCAGCGCCGTTTAGTTTCTCCCAAAGTTTGTTTAGTGACATCGCAGCTATTAGATCTGTGTTTTTGATACTTTCCGTATACTTCTTACGAATTGCTTCGTAATCAGTTGAATTTTTCGAGAATAGATCACTCTTGTTTTCAAAAGCTCCATAAATAATCATTATTGTATTTACCAACTTTTCATTATTATCTTTGCTTTTCTTCTCTAACAATTTGGTAAGTTTGTCAAGATTCTTTTTCTTGGGTATAAGTTCCGTTATGATACGACGTATTGTTAAAACAGCGCCAAAATGATCGTCTAACAATCGTAGAATATTAACATCTGGATTCAAGTTTATTGTTTGAAGCCCTTTGAGTATTTCGGAGCTTTTACCAATGAATGTTGCAACCGATTCAAAGCCAATTATTTTTTCAGGTTTACCTTTTTTGCTTTCTTTCTTACTTGCCTCATCTTCACCACCTTCACCTGAATGTGATGGTGCATCTTCATCATTTGGGGTAATTGTAATAAAGTTGTTATAAATGTCGACAAGGAGCTCAAATATTGTGTCGGCTTTACCGATTCGCGGTTTTTCAAACGAAATTAAACTGCGTGCACAATCATCTGTGAGGTGTTCCGATATATATTGAACATTAATTTTTTTCAAATTACCCAATTTTTCTTGAGCAAACTTTACAATGTATTCAAAATTTACCTTTGCCCCATCTTTGGGAGGAAATGCATCTATTACGGTTTTAACATCTTCCGGTTTATTGAGTTTGTTAAATATACACACCTTAGTAAGTATATGTGTAAGAAGTGACGTTGCTTTATCCGAGCCAGCAACATTTGCTGCTTTAATTGAGAACAACGTTTCATCACCGTATTTTGCATATACAGCAACTTTATCACCTATGTCGTCGGATTCTGATCCAAACATATCATCGTTACATTGAGCACCTGACAAGAAATCAATAATATTTTCGAGGGCTATAAGCAATGACTTTAAAATCATCTTTTTATCGTTGACATTTCCAATCAATACTGCATTTTCAAGTTCTTTAATAAATTCTTTATCATCTGCACCTGTTGTTGATTGTGCATCTGCTGTTGGTTGACCAGATGCAGGATCCCCCACCGGTTTGGCTGGTTGTCCGGGTTCTGCGGATTCTGCAAGCTCAGCGGGTTCAGCAGGCTTACCAGGCTCAGCACCTTCTGTTCCAGCTTTCTCGCCAGGTTTTACTTCCGCTTTAACTTCTGCCGCAGCTTGTGCTTGTTTGCTATCATCATCTCCTCCACCGCCACCATGTGGTCCACCAGATTGTGTTGTTTGCTCCCCATCTTGGGTGCTAGCAGGTCCACCTGTAACAGCTGCTTCATCACCTTCTGGTTTGCCAGCTGGTGGTTTAGTTGCTGCTTTGGATTGATCTGATCCGTCTTGTCCAGCTGCTTCATCATCTCCTTCACCCTGGTCTGGAAGAAATTGTGCTAGATCTAATAATTTAGGTATAAACTTAGCATAGTCTCCATTAATGCTCGCCTTTGTTTCCTTAATTGCATTCTTAACCTGAATTGCGGCTTTTTCAAAAGACTGGTTATCCTCTAAAATTTTGTCTTCATTTTCAACTTTTACACTTAATATCAATGAAAGATTGGCATCTTTAACATTGTAAATATTGTTGTAATTATTTTTTAAAAACAATGCTAGTTTTTTCTTAGCTGCTCCCTTAGCTAATGCCTTAAATATCCCTCCTACTTGTTTTGTCTGTACGAAAACATTGATGTTATCTAGCAAAATATCAATAGGTACAACATCTGATTGTTGTACTGTTTGTTCACCAGCACCATCCTTACCAGCTCCTTCATTTTGACCATCTTGACCATCTTGTCCTCCCTTATCATCACCAGCTTGTTCTCCTGCTTTTGCGTCTCCAGTTTGTTCTCCTGCTTTTGCGTCTCCAGTTTGTCCAGCTTCTGCTCCTTCGTCTGCACCTGTGGATTGTTTATCGGAATTCGCCTCAGCATTACCATCATTTTCACCGGTTTCACCAGTTTTTTTTGACGGTTTAAGCATCGATAAGTATAACAAAAAAAGATTGTAGAATACATTTACTTTTGATGGATTGTATTTTGGATCGTCCAAAGCGTATTTATTAAAATAATTTGCAATGTATTTTTCTGCGACATAATTATCTAGTGTTACTTCTCCTTTATCCGAGCTTTTAGCTTCAGATGTTTCTTCAGCTCCAGCCTCTGCTTCTGCTTCTCCAGTTTTAGCTCCATCTCCTGGTGTTTCTTCATCTCCAGCTCCAGATACTTCTTTAGCTTCATCTCCAACTTCAGGTTCAGATACTTCTTCAGTTTTAGCTTCATCTCCAGGTGTTTCTTTAGCTCCATCTCCAGATACTTCTTCAGCTCCAGTTTCATCTTCAGTTTTAGCTTCATCTCCATCTTCATCTCCAGCTGCTTCTCCAATTGCTTTTCCAGCTCCAATATTTTCAATAAAATTCTCTATTTTCACAAAATTGTCATCAAAGAAAGATTTTCGTGAATCTATAAACCATTTATAGTCATCATTTAATTTATCAAATGCATCTGTAATGGGATGTACCGGCGTTTGATCTTCTGATTCGTCATTACGTGAAAAAGATGGCAAAGATAGAGACGGCATAGATGGAAAACCAAGTTTAAACCCTTCGCCTTTACCAGAAGTACCATCAGGAACCTGAGACATTGATTGGTTAATTTGCTGTGGTGGTGGAGGTGCCATGGGCATTTGCACTGGTACTTGAGGCAAGTTTCCGCTTGGTTTCCCAAAGTCAGGTACATCGTCTAAATTTAGCAAACATTCGGTAATACTTGTACATCTTTCAATAGGCAAAGACATTAATGACCTTTAAAATTCTACCATAAATTATTTTGTCGTTAAAAAACATTTTTGAATTGCTTCATGTGCACTTTCCAAAGCACCTTCTACCCAGCATTTATGGTGATGTGCTACACTTTCGCCACATACAAAATGTACAGAATCTGGTTTGTTGGAATATTTAAATGGATTCACACCCCATAAATGTACACCACAATCCCAATATTTTGTATAAATCCAGGAAGCACGGGGTGCATTCTTCCATACATATCCAATTTGTTTTTCAATTTCATTAGCAACCCCAGTCTTTCCGTATTTTTCTTCGATATTATGCCAAAAACGTGCAAATTTCTCATCTGCGTACACAATCATTGCTACGCCTTCATCAAAGTTGATTGGAATAATATGACACAATGTCGAGTTCATAGTAACCTTGCCTGTTTCCTTCATAAAGTCAAACCATGTTTTCTCATATTTCGCAAACACTCTAATCAGAGAACATTCATTAACAGTTCTGAGACATTTCTCCAAGTCTTTATCGTATACATCAACAGAAACAGCCTTCAATCCAGCTTTTGGTAAGCAAAAGAATATTTTATCAAACGATTGTTGTGATCCATCAAAAAAAGTCAGTGTATTCAAACCATCCCATTGAAGTACACCAGTGTTGACATTGATTTTTCCTCCCATTTTCTTGATATCATTTGTGAGACATTTTGTGACCTTTGTCATGCCTCCATTAATTAAATAATATTGAATGTCACTGCCTTTATCACGTTTCATAGCTTCTATAGCATCATGTGCATTAGAATTTTCAAAGTCACCATGATATCCAAATGCATATATAAGATCATCAAGTTCGGATGATACGAGTATTTTATTAGATCTCACAAACATGTCAAGAGTCATTGATTTCAGGTACGACGTATCAAATGACTTTGATTTATCAATTATATTTTTAATAACGCTGTTTATATCAATGGATTGTTTCTTTCCATCCTTAAAATACGTCGTTTTGTTACCGATTTTAATAAGGTTTAATTTGAAATGGTGACACAAAGAAAGTAATAATTTATGATTGTCACTAAGTCTACCTGCTCCCAATTCAAGCTTAGCGCCTTTATAATTCTTTGTATATATTCGGCCACCAATGCGGGATGACTTTTCAAACACATGTACTTCATGTGATGCATCTTGTTGCAATATCTTCCATGCACAATACAAGCCGGCAGCTCCACCCCCAACAATGCCGAACTTCATTTACATTACAAAGGAAAATATTATATTTTTTGGTTTTTTTTGGTTAATTCATTTTTGGTTAATTTAATTCGTATTTCTCAATGCATGGAATGAACGTTTTAATAGCTGTTTTCTTGGTCTACCTCTACCTCGTTTTTCAACATGACACCCGCCTTCAATATCAATTTGCTGAGGGATACTTTGCCATGAACCAATACACTCCCACGTCTTTTCATCCGTTTTGATGTAATCAAGACCCTTATAATGCACAACAGAATACACGTCCATTTCGGCAAGACACGCACAACCCCAAAAGGAATCCATTTTGCATGGATTACATGGATTACATGGATTACATGGATTACATGTATGTATATTCAGATTATTAAACGGACATTTCAAATTTAATCGATTCCTGGTACGAAAAGCAAAAAGATTTGCTCATGTATATGTAAATTATGTATACCAACATAAACGTACCGATATATCACAAATTCACTTACGAGGAAATAAGTCGTTGCATGCAATTCAGTTCAAGATATACACAAATGTACATAAAACACAGTATGATGTTTCGCGGAACAATCTTTGAGGTGTTATACACTTACTTGGCAGACTTTGAGTACAGTTTGAATTCAGGAGTATTGGATGATCCTAAAAGCTCTGAATATAAAAAAGCTAAGATTGTTATCGAAAATGTCACAGAAACAATTAAGGAACTTATAAGGTCACACCATGTGTTATCTGATCGATATTTGAATGATCTCATGTTGGAGAGTTATGTGATTCTTTCTTCAAAAAGATTGTAAAAATATATAAAACTTTTCAACTATATGAATAATAAATGAAGGCATTATCTTCTATATCAGCCAATGTTTACATGTTACAAAATAATAACAAGTATTTAGCTTGCAGTTCTACAAACCCAGTTAGCATAATTGGATTCAAACACAGAAAACATGCCGCTATGGTTAAAAAAATATTGAAATATCACGAACAAACCTTAGAACAAGATTCAACAAAAAGGTTTACACTTACGAAAAAAAGTGATGGTACTGTTTGGGATGCTGATGATATAAATATTACAAGTTGTGCAGTTGTCGACACATGTATAAGGTTTGCAGTGAACAATACACAATTGGTTATAATAGATGATATTGTTGAGACAAGAAACAAAATAACACTTTACAAAGAAGATAATACTGCTGTCTTCGTAGATGTATCTATGATAAAAGCCAACATGGAAAAATTATTAGATGATTAGATCATGAAGTCATGTTCGGATCCTCTGTCGTCAATTCTATATATATTTTTGACACTCTTCATATAATATATTTGTACAATGTCTTCAGTTATTCCAGTGGTTCCAGTATAGTCCGACAGTATGTCACATACGTTGCGTTCTGTAAGTCTATGTTTTAATACAGAAGTGTCATATAAATACACGTCAATTTGTTCAATAATGTCACCTTCACGTCCATTAATATCACCATATCTGCTTTTTATTATCTTATTACCGTCTTTGAAATGAATTGAAACATGAATACCAACGAAGCATGGATGATTCCATGGTAACATTTTGAGAATACAAATACTTTATTTGTTCAAATTTTTAAACAATTGTTGCGCATCAAGAGTTGGTTGCGAAGATGTAATCATTGCGTGTTTTATTAACGATACGTTATTATTTACATGTTTATAGTTCAAAACAAGAGCAAGCGTTCCAGCGGCAACTGCAGTGGCCATGCTTGTCCCTGTCATATTACGATACGTATGATTATATGATGTTGAAATTATATCTTCACCTGGAGCCACTATTGAGTATCCATCCAACCCAAAATTTGAATATGATGATACATTTCCAGATTGCGAACTCGATTTCACACATATGACATTGGAAAGAACCTTACTTTGGAGACATGGACTATAAAAGTATTCATATTTGTCCAAGTTGTCAAGATTTATATTTTCATTTCCTGCAGCTGCAATCACAATAATATTTCGAGATGCCAAAGTCTTTAATGACGATTCAAAAATGATTGACATATCTTTGTGATATTTTGGTGCTTGAACGACAGGAGAAAAATTTGGTGGGTATATCCCCCCAAACGATGTCACAACAATTGATGCATTCATTGTGTATGCATAATCCAACGCTTTCAAGACAGCACTTGCCCAAATATTACCTGAACAATCTGTGACACGCAACGACATGATTTTGACATTAGGGGCTATTCCTGTTATGCCAAAGTTGTTTAGGTTCGCAGCGATCACTCCCGCAATATGTGTTCCATGACCTTGAATATCGTACGGATTTGGTTGTGTTGTACATCCTCCAAAATTATACCCGTAGTCATATATATCCTCGTTACCTTCTCGTGTATTAGATAAATCTGGATGTGTGTAATCAACCCCTGAGTCTAGAATTGCAACGATGGTGTTCCTTGAACCTTTTGTGAGTTTCCACACTTTGTCGGCTTTTATTGTTTTCAAGTACCATTGGTTATACCTTGGAGCAATGGCTTTGAGAGAGCGATGATGCACGTGGTGATGCCTGTGGTTTGGAAGTACTTTGCCAATGACAAAGTCTTTAACAAAAGCATTAACATCATTATGACTGTAAAGCTCATTGACTATCTTCGAGTATGTTTTGTCTGAAGTTGGAACAATTAATATATTACGTAATGCATGTTCGTTATGAAAGCTTAATTTGCATGATGACCGACAGTTCACAAGAACTACTCCTTGTGTAATGGACGATGGTATTCCACACAAAAGGATGAATAAAAGGAACATCATAACATCAATCGAAGAAAAAGAACAAAGTTTAAATTTTGGAATTTAATTACTATATATGAAGCCATTGTGTAGTATTGTAATGTACTAGACCCATGTGATCGGAGTTTTATTCTTTGTTATAAGATATGCGTTGCATTGTGAGAAATGATTGTTACCAATGAACGATTTTCGGGCAAGTGGTGAGGGATGGCTATGTTTAAGGACAAGATTGTTTTTATTATCAATCATACATTCGTATTGTTGTGCATGTTTTCCCCATAACATAAACACTATCCCCGACATTCCACCCAACATTTTGATGACTTCTGATGTAAATGGTTTCCATATATGAATATGACTTCCTGGACAGTTCTCTCGAACAGTCAGAGCTGTATTCAAAAGTAATACTCCTTGACTTGCCCAATCAGAAAGATCAGTATTAGTCCGCATTATTCCGTATTCTCTATTTAATTCTTTGAATATATTGCGCAGAGATGGCGGCATCTTTCCTTGTTGTACACTAAATGCCAATCCATGTGCTTCCCCTTTGTTGTGATATGGATCTTGACCAATAATGACAACTTTGACTGCCGGACATGACAAAGTAAAGGCATTAAATACACTGGATAATGGTGGAAAAATCTGGTATTTGTGAATTTCTTCTTCTATACACTTTTCAATGGCTGATTTATGTTGGTTCCATATTGGGTTCAATACGTCTTTCCCGTCTGATTGGACTGGACCCCACATTTGTTATGTATCCTGAGTATGATGCTTTCTTTATCAATTTTTTGTAATGATATTCTGATGCTCTTTTGAACTTCGATGTAACTTGTATGATGTATCTTGATTTGATCAAATGTACTTTTAAGTGATGCAAGTCGATTAATTATATTTTTAACGGCCTTTTCACTGGGAATTATTGATTGTGTCATTTTGACGATTTCTTTCCAGAATATCGGTGAAAGTTGTATATCGTGGATTTGTATATGAATGTGTCCGTTCTTTTTAATTTCGTGTACTATATTCTTAACGTACATTGTGAAATATCCATGCATTTGTTGCATGATACTGGAAATGTTAAATAACCCTGGGACCATGCGAGGATCCCAAGCATCAAGTACAGGGACGATATTTGCCCTTATTTGGCCTCTCTGCGACCATGATGGTGTACTGTTTGGAAGGTGCGGAATATCGTTGTATGCTGCAAACGTCCTTATTGCTTCCTTTGAGATATTCAAAAGAGGACGGATAAATGTTATACCATCTTGATATATCTCAAGAGACATTCCGTGAAGATTGTCATACTTGTTTTGGTGTGCTATGTTGGTCATAATGTTTTCCAAGCAATCATCTTTGTTGTGACCAAGGACAACAAGAGGTCGTTCATTAACCGTTTTATATGTTGCATATCTGACGTTCCTTGTATAACGTTCATATATATCTCGCATATCGTTCTCCATACATTGTTTGCGGTTTATCTCACTGATTCTTCGCACTATTAATGGTATTCCCAGGTAAGTGCACCAAGCTGTGACAAACTCTTCTTCCTTGAATGCTGTATCTCTGTTACAATAATTGATGTGAACAGCAACAATCGGACGCTGCAATGTCTTCTTCATAACCCATGAACATACCATTGAATCTACACCACCAGAAAGTGATATTATATATGGCGTGTCATGCAAATCATGCAAAGCTTTGAAGGCACTATATATATATTTGTTGTCACATTTGATATATTTTGTTTGATCAATTATATCGTCAAATTCAGATTGAATACATACACTAGTCTTAGATTCTGAAACCGTTTTAATAAACATCGACTGGTCATCAGTTGGACAACGTGTAAATGTCGCTTTGATAAACCGTTTAACCAATTCTTTGTTTTCACCATCACATATATAAAGTTTTTGCCATGCACATTTCATAACATATTGAATCTTTGAAGGATCTTGCGAATGTCTGTAAGGAAGCATTGCAAAACACCATTTGTCTGGAGGAAGATTTATAATATCATTAACATGTATTGATTCAAAAAGCTTAATTGCTTTTTGTAAAAAATATAAAATAATATGTGAGCTTTGCGAGTTACGAAAAACATGTCGTGGAAGCTGGTCATACACCATAATTCTAGCAATGATATCTGAGTTGTTATCTTGGATATCAGAATCTAATATATGTGCGTATATTTCTGATATATATGCGTCATCTTCAGGGGATGCATCAAACCACCATGAAGTATGACTTAAAAAATCACGCATAAAACATTCTTCACAAACAAAGTTCATTGTTAGATAACGGTGATAGACTCGATAATTGCTTTGAATTTGAGCATAAAGTCATTAATATTAAATGCACCTTTGTTCAATTTTTTTAGGTGCTTGTGCATATTGTTTATGGTAGTGTCGTCTTTAAACATACCTGTTACATCATCGAGGTGTGAGTAAAAACCGGGATAGTTTGTTCCAAGAACTTCCTCGAGTGCTGGGTGTCTATTCACAATGATTGGTGTATTGCGGACAATACACTCTACAACAGTATTCACTGCAGAGCAATCAACAAGATCTAAAAACACTATGTTTTCACTCAAGAGTTTATCATAATCATCGTTGGAAAGATTTTCCAATACTAAAACAGAGTGATCTCTCTCGACAAGGAAATTGTACATCCCAATACAATATTTGTTGTTTGCCGTGTCTCTACATGGAATGGTCGCAACACAGTTTGATATCTTGTTGTCAATTAACACTGTATGAAGTTCATTAAACAATGAAGTCGGTTTAAAATACCCGTCCATTTCCTTACCTTTGAGAATAGCTTTGTGTATCCCAAGAGGATTTTTGCTTTCACACAGTTGTAATTGGAAAATACTGTATGGATTTCTTAACCATGCACCTATATTCACGAGTTTCCTACATTTGTTGTTCATAAAATTCGACATTGTAAATGTATTTGTCACAAACTCGGTCGGATGTAATAACACATGTACTTTAACATCAATCTCTCTTTTTGATAGTTCGGCTCTTACGTGTGACGCTAGATAATTAGACAATACGATGAGTCCATAACAATTATCAAGTGATTCTAAAAACAGATCGTTTGCAAAAAGCTTCACGCAATTATGGTCACTATGTGTTGTGTCAAATGTATGATGTATGAATCCGATCCATGGCTTATTATAAGGTAATATATCTATCGCTTTCATTGTTTCCATACCCCAATGGAAAGTTCTATCGATGTATGTGTCTACAAGTAGTTTACCTTGGCGAGCAATATGTTTAGCATCTAGGTTCATCAAGTGATCAACGACATAACTCCATCCAGATCTATGCACCCCCCTGAAATCATTTGAAAAAAATGGATCTATGTCTAACAAACAAGTCCTGTCTATTTTTATTGTCGGATAATATACTCGTACGCCTGGGGGTAAATTTGAATCATTAGAGTATGTATAAATATATTTCAGAGCTTCGAACAAGTCAAAATCTGGTTTGACTATGTTGTCTCTGAGACCCCAAACACACGGATGTGATATATTTCCTGTGAGCGTATAACATATTAACCGTGCTATATGCAATGGGTCTTTATCTTTTAGATCTAAATGGTTTTTGGCATACAAAAGTTTGTCAAACATGTTTTTATCCATGTTGAGGTAAAATGAAAGAGCTTTTACGGTGGTAAATAGTGATTGTTCAAACGTTATCATGGGATGACGGATGAGAATCCGTTGGAGTTTTTTCCTTAGGATGTTTTCTCTTATACATTCGAAATACCATGGTGTCTGTCGTGTAAGCTGATTTGTTGAATTGGTGTATTGTTCATCAAATAGTTTAATAAATTCAGTTACATTGATGTCCGAGTCTATTCTTTGATTTGTTTTTGATAAGCCGAAATCTTCGAGCAATGTGTCAACTTTTTTTGACTTGTACAACGCTATGAATGGAATGTTTTGCACTAATGAAAACACAACAGAGTGATACCTCATTGCAATAATGAAATTCATAGACTTCATATCACAAAACAATGCGAGAGGGTTTTGAAATGCGTCTTTTACCTTGCATCTTAGTTGGAGAATAGGTGGCATCATTGATACGAGTTTTTCTGCACAAAACATATCACATTCTTTAAAGTTTGATGTGTATGTATTGAAGCTATAGAAATACAAATTTATGTTTGTATACTTTACAAGTATTTCTATTAGAATATTTGTCATGCTTTTGAACAAATTGGGATTATTAACAAACACGGGTTGGGCAAGGCAAATACCGAGGTTTATTTCGTTTGACAATGATTTGTGTTTTAGTTTTAAATTTTTAGGGATATTGATTGTATTAAGAATGAATCCAAGGTCGGGAAGATACGTAACGTTTTTTTCTCCTAAGTAGTCTTTTGCAAGCCGAAAATCTTGTTTATTTCTGATGAAAACATGATCGAATATATCTAAATACTTGGTACCATTATTGAACGGTATACCAACAGATACAGCATATATTGGACCATGAAATGACTTGAGTAGTTTTTGTATTTTTGTCATGAAGTAGTCGTTAATAATGTCACCACCACCGCATATCACGATGTGTGTATCACATGGGATTTTTTCAATGTCATCTGTGCATTTGAATGTAAGGCGCACATGTGGATCGTTGCGGAATATATGCGCAAATGCAGTTTTGTACATCTCATCACCTGCATTTGCTCTGTCGTAAAATCCAAGCACAATTATGTTAGTCGTATCAAGCGTTTTGCTGCGTAATCTTTGCATAGTAGATTTTATGTGAAAAAGATCATTCAAAGATTTCATTAATCATCAAGAAGAATATTATGTGTATTTAAAAATTAAGATACGTGGATATCGTGGTGATATCGTGGGCAAAATATTGTAATTTTTTATCTAGGATTATATAAACAATGTCAAAAGTGTCAAAAGTCAGTAAGGTTAAAAAAGATGTATCTGGAGGTGCTACCACGTGTCACCAGGATTACAAAAGTTTTAAAAAAGACGGAATTGCCAAATTGAAGGAACTCGACGAATTTATTCTTTATAAAATGAGTTCTGCAAATATATTACCGGCACAATATCATGCTAAAGAAAAATGTAAGACGACCTTCCCCGACAAAAATGAAGATACGTATTTGTATATCAAGCATTGCTATGATATGTTATCATTTATGGAATGGTTCGCCAAGGAAAAGGAGAATGAAACAAAAGATTGTGGTAATGAAACATTGTACAAAGCAGCAGCTGGCTATTGTTCGAAAATGAATGTTATTAACCTATACGAAGATGAACAAATGATTTATATTGATTTTTCAAAAAAAGAATTGAAATTTGTTAAAGCAAAAATGCAAACATTTGCAAAAGGCTACTCAGTAGTTGATCTTGTTAATAATACGCTAGCCAGAAAATGGATGTCTAGCGTAGATAATGTTCTTAAATACCTTGAATATGACAAAAAGATCCTTGCTCTTGTTGAAGCAAACAAGAAAAAAAATCCAACACTTTACACATCAAACGCATTTGATAGTACAAACGCAACATCACCACCACCACCACCACAACAACAACAACAACCACAACAACAACAACAACCACAACAACCACAACCACAACCACCACCACCACAACAACAACAACAAGCAGCAGAAACAAAAGTTAAAGCTAAAAAAATACTAGAGAAAGTTGAAACAGAAGTTAAAGCAGCACTAGGGAAAGCTGAAACAGAAGTTAAAGCAGCACTAGAGAAAGCTGAAACAGAAGTTAAAGCAGCACTAGAGAAAGTTGAAACAGAAGTTAAAGCTAAAGAAACACTAGGGAAAGCTGAAACAGAAGTTAAAGCAGCACTAGAGAAAGTTAAAACAGAAGTTAAAGCAGCACTAGAGAAAGTTGAAGCAGCACTAGGGGAAGCAAAAGTTGAAGCAGCACTAGAGAAAGTTGAAGCAGCACTAGAGAAAGTTGAAGCAGCACTAGGGGAAGCAAAAGTTGAAGCAGCACTAGAGAAAGTTGAAGCAGCACTAGGGGAAGCAGAAGCAGAAGTTAAAGCAGCACTAGAGAAAGTTAAAACAGAAGTTAAAGCAGCACTAGGGGAAGCAAAAGTTGAAGCAGCACTAGAGAAAGTTGAAGCAGCACTAGGGGAAGCAGAAGCAGAAGTTAAAGCAGCACTAGAGAAAGTTAAAGCAGCACTAGGGGAAGTTAAAACAGAAGTTAAAGCAGCACTAAGGGAAGCTGAAACAGAAGTTGAAGCAGCACTAGGGGAAGCTGAAGCTTAACAAATACATTAATCTGCTCTTTTTTTTGTATTCATAGTATAAAATGTTATTATCTCTTTTGGAAACATGTTTGGGTGAATACATAGAAAAGGAGTCTAAGCTTACAGCTATGTTGCATGAAATCAATAACAAATTAATGTATATCGATGCTGTTAAACCTGATGTATTCACCACAACGGATACATCTTTCAAAAATAAATATTTACTGATTTATGAAATGCATAACTTCATTCAAGCATTCAATATGTGGTTGAATAAGAAAAATGATGTAAAAATGTGTACAAACGATTTGTATAATATGTTGAATGCGCATTACAATTTGGACACAGATAAAAAATATTGGAATGATGGAAATAAAAAAACTATTAATTCACTTGAATCAAGTGTTTTTTCAACAGACCCAAAATATGTAAAAATGATAAACATAGTAAGTTATGATCTCACCAAGAAAACAGATAAAAGCTTGGGTATAATGATAATAAATAACAAATACGAATTAGAGGCAACATACGATAAACCAAAAAGTATGAGTGAAGGTAATTATACATATTTCTTGAATCTACATGCCGAAAACATGAAACGATTCTTGAAATATCTTAATACGCACATTAACCCTGGTGACTTACAAAAATGGGATGGAGAACAGCAGAAACTTGATCGAATTTATATACATCTTGAAAATTTAAAAGCGCATTTCATCGATCTTCGTATTCTAGGAGATGCTACAGGAAATGCAGAAGTAGGAAAATTAAAAACAGAAGTAGGAGAATTAAAAAAAGAAGTAGGAAAATTAAAAA